TTTTCTCCTATGTTTCTAACGTAGTTGCAGATGAGATTTCATTGTTGACTTTCCATTTCCCTGACTCTTATGTCGGGGACTCGCTTCGCACCCTCTTTATACGAGCCCTCACGGGTCACACTTATAAGGGGGAAACGCAGAAAAATGGACAACTTATGGGATCGATCGTGTCTTTTCCGATCCTTTGTATTGCTAATTATGCTTTATGTCGTTGGGTAATGGAATTGGATGACCAGGTGACTGGTTGTTCTGATTATGGGGGTAGTTTACCTCTGAGAGTTGGGCGAGGATGGAATCGAAGGCTCCGATTGCTAATCAACGGGGATGACTGTGTTTTTCCCCTTCGTGATTGTAAGATTTGGGAGCATATAGGTTCACATTTTGGCCTCTTGCCTTCTTTGGGCAAGTATTACTTTCTTAGAAACTATGTTAATATTAACTCTACCTCATTCTTATATGTCTCTGACCCACCTCCTGTTTTCGAGTGTGGTATGGCTGTGCTGTTAGAGAATAGGTTCCGTCTTATACCGTATGTCAATTGGGGATTAGTATCTGGATTGAAGCGTTCAGGAAGGCAAGCTCACAATCTTCCGAAGAAAAAGGAAGTTAAGAAGAATGCCTCTGACGTTGCGTATGCCTCCTCTTGCAATGAAGTCGCCCAAAAGGGACTGAGTAAGAGTGCTACCCAACTATCAGGGGCACATATCCTGTGTAGTGTTGGCAGAGTCAAGGAACATGGTCGTGATATGTCGATCGGCGAGCGATCGTGGGAAATTTATAAGAAAACTCCTAAACGACACCTTGATGCAGTTTCGAAGATATTTATTGGAGAACTGCTGAAAGCTTCATGGGGCACAACGCCTTTATTTGTGCCGGAGACCATGGGAGGTCTGGGTATTTGTCCTCATTTGAAGGATGGTGGTATATCAAGGGAGGATCAGTTCTGGGCGTATTGGGCAGTTCGTAAGAATATGCGTTTTCGGCCGGTATCTGGTCCTCCTGAATGGTTAGTCCATCAACTTGCACTGAGTGGGAAGGCTTTTGATATGGATTTTGATCGGTTTAGGGATGACGATTATGAGATGTCTGAGAGAGTTTTTGGTGTACTCTGTCAGATGGCGCTCTTTTCTGTTGACCTTAAGGATCTTTTCGTCCCCTCTTCGGGGGATCAGGC